TTTAGCTTATACTTGTAAAGATAGAAAACCATCTACTGTTAATACCAAAATATCTATACTTAAAAGTTTTTTCACTTGGCTTGTAAATGAAGAATATATTATTAAAAATCCAATGGCAAAAATAAAGCAAACTAAAGTAAATAAAAAACTAAGAGGATTCTTAAATCAAGAGGAGTTAGAAATATTAAGGGAAAATTGTATAACATTAAGAGAAAAAGCTCTATTTGAATTTCTTTTTTCTACTGGATGTCGATTAGATGAAATATATAAAACTAATATAGATAATATTAATTGGAATGAAAGATCATTACATGTAATTGGAAAAGGAACTAAAGAAAGAATAGTTTATTTTACTGTAAAATCTAAAATATACTTACAAAACTATTTAAAGAGTAGAAAAGATGATATTCCTGCATTATTTGTAACCAGTAAAAAACCTTATCACAGATTAGGTAAAAGGTCAATTGAACGGGATATAAATAAAATTTCTCATAGAGTAGGTTTTAAAAAATCAGTTTTCCCACATTTATTACGTCATAGTATGGCTACTGCTGCAATTAATAATGGGATAAGTATAACTACTGTACAAAAGCTGTTAGGGCATGAATCCCCAGAAACCACATTAATATATGCAGATTTAAATCAGGAAACAATAAAAAATGAATATAAAAAGTTATATTAAGAGTTTGGATATATCCAGGCTCTTTTACTTTATCCAGGAGGTTCAATATGGATGAAAAGGACATAAAAATAGAAAATCTACAAAAAGAAATTACAGAACTAAAAGAATGTAAAAAAGAATTTGAACAAAGATTGGTTAAACTTGAAAGAAGTTCAGCCGTATCCAGCGAACAAATTAAAATGATTTTCAATATTTTAAATGAAATCAAAGACAGCATAGGAGATATAGCAAATAAATTAGATAGAATTGAACAGGAACCACGTCAAGAAGCAAAAAAATATAAGACTGCAGCATTAACTTCTGTAATAACTGGAATTATAGGAGTTATTTTAGGTTTAATATTTAAAAAATAGGAGGAATGCCTTATGGAAATTAACTTAATGGACTACATAGTAGAACAAGCTTTAATATTAATACCAGTTTTATATGTCTTAGGTATTATGTTAAAGCAAACTAATAAAATTAAAGACTGGACCATTCCATGGATTTTATTAGTAATTGGGGTAATTGGAGCTATATCTCTAATGGGACTAAATCCAAATGCAATAATACAAGGTATATTAGCTACAGGTACAGCGGTATATACTAATCAACTAATTAAGCAAAGTATACAAAAGAAAGAGCAGGAGTAAACCTGTTCTCTTTTATTATCAAAAATATAGGAGGTATAAGATGGCAAAAGGAATAGATATTTCTATGCATAATGGCAACATTAATTTTAGTGCCGTAAAGTCTAGTGGTTGTAACATAGCAATAATTAAAGCTACAGAAGGGGTTGACTATGTGGACCCTTATTTAAATACACACTATAATGGAGCAAAAGCAGTAGGAATGAATATAGGATTCTATCATTTCATGTCAGAAAAAACGAATCCAAGTCAGCAGGCTATAGACTTTTGGAATGCTATAAAAGGAAAACAATTTAATATAATACCTACGTTGGATATAGAAACTAATAATCAAGGGAGAAGCCAAAAGCAAATATCCGATAGATGCATACAGTTCTTAACTAAATTTAAAGCTTTATCTGGTTTTGATTGTCTTATTTATACAGGTGGTTGTTTTGGAAGGGACAACTTAGACAGTAGGGTAAAGAAATACAAAGGGTGGATAGCTCATTATGGAGTTAATACGCCTATGCAGACAGGGTTTGTGGCTGTTGGACATCAATATACAGAAGATGGCTATATAAATGGAATAAGTACCCGTGTAGACTTAAACAATTTTACAGATGGTATTTTTATTGGAAAAGCTACAAATCCAGTAGAAACAAAAGAAATGAAAATACAAAATATGTTAGTAACTATAGGTTATCCTATAGGACCTTCTGGAGTTGATGGAATTATAGGCAATGGAACTATTACAGCTATAAAAGCGTTCCAGAAGGATTGTAACTTAACTGTAGATGGAACTGTTGGAACTAATACATGGAATAAACTTCTACAAGAATATAATAAAAAATTAGGTATTAAAACAGATAATAAGGAGGAAAAGAAAGTGGAAAATATAGTAGTTTATTATTATCCTTTAGATCAAAGAAGTGCGGAGTATGTAGCAGATAAATTAAATTGTCCTACTATATATGCAACAAGAACATTTGATTATAGTTGTGCTAAAAACATAATTGCAGTAGGTGGAGATATGAATGTTTATAAAGAATGTAGAATAACTCCTAATAAAATTATTGCTGGTAAAGGTAGATATGATACTTTAAAAGCTGTTGTAGATTATATTAAGTAATTTAAAGGTACTCTCTTTATGGGAGTACCTTTTTTTATTGGGGAAATTATTATAAAATATGTAAATATTTCAATAAAAGGTGTTGACTTCTTATACTACGTGTAGTATAATTATAATTGTAGAGAGGAGGTGAGAAAAAAGGTGGTTGACAAAATTAAAAAAGTCGGTAAAGTGATTGAGGCACTCACCGACTTGGCACTTAAAATAGGCACTTTACTAGCAGTCATTAAAATGGTGCTAGATAGCCTAAAATAAACCCATAGGGAGGGTAAAACCTCCCTTACTAATAAAATATCACATTAACCATCTTAATTCAACATGAAAAAAAGTTTAATAAAAGAAGCTTTAAAACTAGTAGGTAGTATAGCCTGGTTAATAATAATAATTGTTGGCTTAATAATCCTAATAGTGAAAGGAGTATTTTAATTATGAATGATAAAAAATCACCTCAAACAATAGCTAACCAAAATTGGGAAAAGAAAAACAGAGAGTATGCAAGCTATTTAAAAAGCCGAAGCAGTGCTAGAAGCTTTATAAGGAATAAAGCAACACTAGAAGATATAGAAGAACTTAGGAATTTATTAAAAGAAAGAGAAGGGAATTTAAAATGCGAAAAATAAGATATTTAATAGTAGGCTTACTATTAGGAGCTTCAACTAGATTTATCGGTGTTGCTAGGGCGATTGAGGCAGCCGAAGATAATTGCCCTAGCAATGGGGAGTATATGTATTGTTTAGATAACAATAGACCACTTTGGATATCTATATATGATGTCCATGAAGAAGAAAAATTTATCTATTTCCGACAACCTAACAGTAATAAAATAATTAAATTAGCAGAACTAAATTAACATAATAAAAAGGACGTTCCTTACTTGGAATTGTCCTCTTTTTTATTCTTATGAAATTTTATTTATTTATAAGATTGTACTTTTGTTTTTAGTCAGGTGCTCTTTTAAACATAGTTATATGTTTAAATACAGCATAAACAGCATTGTATATAGACTTAATCATAATTAGTTATCCTATCTATTTGTATATGGTAAAAATATAGCTAATAGTTATATACCTAATTTTTATAATAGTTATATATGGACAAGCTTAGTTTTAAAAAATATATATGTAACACTTACAACTCTTTTGCTTATTATATTAATATTTTATGATATAATAATATTAATTAAATTCCACAGATTAATATCTGTGGGGGTTTTGTATGCTTTATCCCCCTTTTACCAAAGGAAAAGCCCTTTTTTTGAAAGGGGGTGATATTATGTTGTTTTTAGGCTTATTTGTATTAATAAGTATCTTTGTTATATGTGTTTTAAATTATTATAATGGATTTGGCTGTATCAAATTCAAAATACATATATTCAATTTCATAAAAATAGAAATTGAAAGCAAAGAAAAACGCCTTGAAGAGTCTGCCAACACTTCAAAGCGTTCTAAAAATCCTTAATATTCCCAATTAAAAAAACATACCGAAAGCTTTCGAGGTAGTTTCTCGAAGGCTTTTGTTATTTATATTATATCATATTTTTTTATATTTTAAACACTAATAAAAAAAATTAACATATAATTATAAATCCCATTTTTATAACCTTTTATTTAATTTTCAATACCATTCTACTTTTAATCATCATCTAATAAGCTTAAATCAACTGTTTTCTTATTTAATTCATTTAACTTTTCTTTTTCTGTTTTAATTTCAGTTTGTGGTTGAATATTATTATATGGGTTTATGTTTAAAGCCATGTTATTTAATAACATTCCTCCTAATATTTCTTTTACTATTTTTTCAATTTCATTTCTATTAATGTTAGTTTCAGTATTGCTTTTATAAGGATCGTACTCCCTAATAGCATCACATACAATGTCTGTTTTACTTCTTCCCGTCTTGTTACAAATATCTATTATTTTTTCTTTAACGTCCTCATTACTTTTTTTAAAGGGAATAGTAACAGATCTGAACTCTTTCTCTTTATTCATTAATATCACCTTTATCATATTTTGAATTTGCTACAATGAATAATCCTTCTACACTCTCCCATTGAGGATTATCCACTATTATAGAATGAGGTTTCTTATTTGATATAGTATCCTTTATTAATCTGCTTGTACCTCCACAAAAAACTGGTTGAACAACATCTATATCATACCCACCTTTTTTAATTTCATCATTTATTGTTTTAAAATACTCCTCTTTTGCTTTTTCAATTACATCTATACTATCATTATATCTTATATTAGATAGTGACAAGCATCCATCTATTAAAGATTTTAGTGCTATTTGACGAGTAATTGGTTTCCCTTTTGTAATGCCTCTAAGTTTATTCACTGTTAAATTATTTAAATAATTTCCTCCAAAGTCTCTAGCAAGCCTAGAATCTTTAACTGCAACGCAATTATCATATATGCAAAGACTAAAGTTAACTCCCCCTAGGTCTATTACGGCAACTTCTTTATTTTTAAATTTTTCTATATTTTTATATATTACTCCTGACCCTTCTTGTTTAGCAGTTATATCTTTTATTTTAAAACTATAATCTTTTCCGTCTACTTTTATTTTTATCTCTTTTCCATCATTTCCTATAAACTTTTTATATTCGTCTTTACTTTCTTTTCTTGAAATAAAATCCAATGGGCAAGCCAACACCATGTATATTTCATTATCTTCAGTATTTGGTTCCAAAAATCTAGTTATAGCAATATAAGTACATAGTTTATGTAAGTCTTTTTCTTTATCACTATCAAAATCGTATGTTTTACCAGCATCACCTATAATTGTGATTACATCATTTAATACGGTCATGTAAGAATTTCCCTCATATTCTTCGTTTATATCGTCTGTTATAGTGTACTTTGATGGAAAATCAATCTTTTTAATTTTATCTGTTCCTATTTCTTTTCCTATACATTTTAAAGTGTCTTTACCAGGATCAACGCTTAATACAACTTTCATTTTTCCAACCTCCGATATTTTTAATTTAAATTTAATCAAATTAACCGCTTATTTAATTATTTTTTAATGATAATTTAATTATACCTTTTTAAAATAATTTTGTCAATATAAATTACATTAAATTTTAATGTAATTTTAATGTATTAAAATTAATAATTAATCATTTTTAAATTAGTTATACTTGTCCATAAATTCTAATAATGCAAGTGAATAAAGGTCTTGAATATTAAATTGTTTGTTCTTTTTACAGAATTTAATCCAATCTTTATTTATATTCTCATATACTTTTACATACCTGCCTTTAACCTCGCCCTCAAATTTACTAAAATCAAACCTTAACTCTTGTTTTCCAACTACATCTATTACATTTTTATCTTTATTATACTTTTGTATAACTTCTTTCAAATCTTCCTTTATTTCTATAAGCTCTTTAACTTCCTTTAATGCATTTTCTATACTTCTTAACCTGTTATAGTCCAATGTATTTAAATTTTCTTCTACAGGCTTACTGAGCTCAATTCCTTTATGTTCTATATTACTTATACTTTTATTTGACTTTTGTATAAGTACAACTTTTGTATAAGCTCTATCTTCTGAATTATATTCATAACCAGCATTAGAAAATTTATCATTTATCTTTTTTTTATTTAAGCCAAACTTTTGACAAACCTTCTTTAAGCTAATATTGCTATTCTTTAGTTCTTTATTTATAAACTCTATCTGTTGCTTTAATGGGAGCTCCTTAAAAATTTTAGGCATTTGTTTTCACCACCTTGTACCTTCTTATACTTTTATATAAGTATAATGACTATATAAATTGTATTTTTATATAAGTATAATAATTGTACAAATTGTACTTTTATATAAGTACAATTTATATATAATCTTTACTTTTACAAATTCTATACAATCGTATAATTTCCTTTTTTTACAAGTCATATCTTTCTTATTTCTCATAATAAAAAAGAGTTAGACATTATTTATCTAACTCTTTCTTATGTTCCAAACTAGAATTATATATTTGTATAGCAACAGTATATTTTATTAAAATAACCCTTTTACAAAAGTTATACTTATATAAAACAAATCATATTTTTATTTAATACCTATTGACATTGTAAATAGGTAATGATATAATAAATACATAAGGTTAAGGAAGGAGGTTAAAAAATGTGGTCATTAGATAAAAAAAATAGTTACTCACTAGAAGAATTTCAGATGTTCATTGAATATTGCCTCGACAACAATAAAAAAGTGACAACTGAAGAACTTCTAAGCTTCCTAAGATTGCTAAAAGCAATTAAGGAAACTGAGTAACTAAATTAACATATAAGAGGTGTTCCAGCACCTCTTATATTCTAAATTATATATTTATAGAAAGTAGGTGTCAATTATGATAGATATAGATAAACTACCTAAGGATACTATAGTGACAGAAGAAATGCTAAACCCTCAAGAAGGAATACGCATAATGGTTATAGAACATAAAGGAACAACATATCAATCAACCCGATATGTGGGTATGGTGGAGCTAGAAGCCTATAGAACCTATAGGAGAATCAAACACAAAGATAAAATTATGTTTAAAGCTAATGTACTTTATTCAGACTTATTTAAACAATGGACACAGGGGGATGAGATTATATTAGATTATAAAATATTAGAGATATTAGAAAGGGGAATGTAATTTTGACAAGGGAAGAATTAATAAAAATAATACAAGATAACACTATGGACTCCGTAGAGGTTGCTAAATATCTAGGTATATCAAGACAACGTTTATCCTCTCTTAATACAGAGGGTAAATTAGTAGCTGTAAAAAAAGGAATATACCTTAAAAAAGATGTAGAAGAGCGAAAAAAAATTCAAGGAAATCTTAGGGAAAAGTTTTTAAGAAAATAAAAAAATGTGGATAAATCTATATTTGAAGAAACTTATCCACACATTTTCCTTTACAAGAATTTTTATTTGTTGTAAAATTAAAATAATTAGAAGAAAATTTTTCGAATTTAAATAAATATATCCAAAAAGAAGTAATCCGTATCAATCCTATCGTCGGCAAACTTTAGATTAATACGGATGCACAATAACCATTAAGGTCTTTCTCTATTAATTTATGTAACTTAATTATAAAATATGTGTTACATATAGTCAATAGTTTTAGAGAAAATACCTCTTATTTGTGTACTTCTTATTTGGATACACAATTAGGGGGTTTTTATTATGCTAAAAAAAATTAAAGATAATTTTGCTAATATGTATGAAGGAGAAATATTAAATCTTAACAGTGATGAATTTAAAACTCTATCTTTTTTAAGAGTTAAAGCTGGTGAAAATGGTGTTCTATGGTATTCTAAAGATTCTTTAAGAGAAACTTTAAAATTAGGTAGAGATAAAATAAACAAAACATTAAATAATTTAGAAGAATGCGGAGCTATTATAATATTTAATGCTAAAGATAATAAGAGTAAAAAAAATGCATCCAACGTATATTATTTACCTGAATATGATCCAATAAATAAAAAATATATGACAGCTAATACTATAGAAGAAATAAAAACATATGCATTGGAAATAAGACAAGCTAAAGAAATGGAATATGCAGTAAAAAATAATTTAAAACCTAGACAATTTATTTTAGAAGAAAGATTATCTAAAGAGGTAAGAAAAATAAAATTTTACACTAATAAACCAGGTACTGAAATCCAGGACATGGAGCCAGGTACTGAAATCCAGGACATGGAGCCAGGTACTGAAATCCAGGACATTATAAATAACAAAAAAGATTTAAATAACAAAAAACAAGTAAATAACAACAATACAAATAAAGAATCTGTTGTTGTTACTAATGACCAAATTAAAATAGTTAAAAACTATATAAATAATAATTTAATAGATATAGATAATTCTGAAGCAGAAATAATAACAAATGATTTAATTTCCATTGAAAGAACAGTATCCTTAGAAATTTTAGCTAAGAGAATTGATGCTATAAAAAATTATAAAGGGCAAATAGGAAACGTAATAGGTATGATAAGAACTGCTATAAGACAAAGCTGGGAACCTAAAAAAAATAAAGTGCAGAATGATAGATTTAACGATTTTGACCAAAGAAATTATACAAAAGAAGATTTTAAAAGACTTGAAGATGAATTGTTTTTATAAAAAAAGACAGTGTTTATTTACTGTCCTTAAAATAATCTTTAATGATTTGTGCTGCCATGTTTGCGGTAGATCTACCTTCGTATTCTGCTTTTTCCTTTAGTTTTTTATGTAATTTTTTAGATATAGTTATGTTAATTCTAGTATTTTCTTTTTTTATCATTGTGCTATCACCCACACAAATTATATATAAAAGTGATACACTTGTGTTTGAAGTGTATCACTATACATCACTTTTTATTTATAATTTTCCCTATTCCACACCCTTCCTTAATTTTACAATCTATACATAAGCATTCCTGGAGAATTAATATAGGACATAGATTTAAATTTTTACTTAATTTTAATAATAGTTTTTTGCTTGGTATTCTTTTATAGTTTTCGATTTCAGAAATATAACTTTGTCTTGTATTACATTTTATTGCTAATCTTTCTTGTGTAATTTTTAACCTTTTCCTTCCGTTTTCAACAATATTCAGCTTTATCACCTCTATCTTTTCTCAGTTTTTAATATAAATAAACAATAATATTAAAGTCAATAGTGGAATAGTGGAAATTAATAGAACATATATACAATTTAGTGATATTTTAGCGAAAATATAAATTATAGTTATATTTACCTGTGTTATAATCAATCCAGTGGCCACTAAAATTTATATTTTTATTGATTTAAATTAATCATTGGGAGTGGATAAAACATGAAAGAAGAAATTATAAAAATTATAAGAAATATAAGTGATAAAAGAATATTATGTATACTATATGAATTTGTGAATAGATTAAAATAATCTAAAAAAACATACAAAGTGATATAAAAATATCACTTTGTATGTTTTTATTTTTTTGACAATGCAGTTATTAGATTCAAAACTAGATCTAAATGTTCTTCATCTAATTTTGTAAGCTTACTAACTATTGTATGCACTGTACTGTTTTCAGAAGATGCGATATCGGCTAATGCTTTAGCTAATAATAAATCTTCTTCAGGAACACTATACATTTGGCCAGTTCCAGTCATTAACCATTCTTTATTAACCTTACACACTTTACATAAATGATCAATAAAAAGTTGCTTAGGTGCTACTCTGTTATATTCTATGTTACTTATAACATCCCTACTCACACCTAATTTTTTACCAAATGCGGCTTGACTAAGATTATTATCTTTTCTAACTAAAGCAATTCTTTTATGCATATCACCCATGGTGTCACCTCCTAAGGATATTATAATACACTATTGTGTGTTAGTCAACACAAAATAGTGTAAAATTATTTACTATTTAGTGTTGACAAACGAAAATATAAAAGATATAATGTGTTTACAACACAAATTAATACAAAGGAGGAATAATTATGAATAGTGAAAAAATACTTGAAATAATTCCAAGGCTAAAATTATTAGATGAAACAGAATTAGATACAATTAATAAAGCTATAGATTCCTGTATAATTGTACAATCTTTAAAAAATATGGAAAAAAGGGAGATGAAAAATTTTAAAAAAATAGAAAGTTAGAATCTTATGTTTTAAATTATTTATTTTTGTATATATAAAAATAAATAATTTAAACATAAATGAGGTGTAATAAAAATGGAAAGTAAAATAGAGTTTATAAATGCAGAAATCCCTTTTTTTCAAACACCAAACAATATTTTTGATTTAGATATTATAGTTATTGCTGAAAAAAAAACAAACAAGAAAAAAGGGTGTAACGAAACTATTGAAGTAAAAAGAAAGTTAAAACCTTTTGAAAAACTAGTTTATATTTATTTATGCAGATGTGGAAATAACGGTAAAAGAGCATTCCCTAGCTATAATAAAATAGCTGAAAAATGTTCTATAAGTAGACAAAGTGCAATAGATGCTATAACGGTACTTAAAAAAAATAATCTAATTGCTAAAAAAATAAGAAAAAACAATAAAGAGCAATATACAAATGAATATTTTGTAAATGTTTTATTAGCAACTAGTCAGCCTAGTAGACCAGGGGTAGTATATGAGGTTGACCACCCTAGTCAACCTAGCATACCCAAAAAAGAACTATATAAAAAGAACAATATAAATATATATACTCTTGTTATTAATCATCTTAATCAAAAATGTGGAACTAATTTCAAAAGCACTACTAAAAAAACACAGCAATTAATTAATGCAAGATTAAGAGATGGATTTGTAGTAGAAGATTTTTACACTGTTATAGACACAAAAGTTAAAGATTGGAAAGGACAGATTACTGCAGATGGTAAGAACATGGAAGATTATTTAAGACCAGAAACGTTGTTTGGCAATAAATTTGAGGGTTATTTAAATCAAAAAACTAAAAAAGTTGTTTCAAATGAAAAAGCAAATAATAATGCATATAAAGAATTTGAATTCGATTAAAAGGCAGGTGATATAAATGTTACCACATAGTATAGAAGCAGAAAAGAATCTATTAGGATCTATCCTAATAGAAAATGACATTATAAGTGATGTATCTGAAATTTTAATACCAGATGATTTTCATAATAAATCTAATAAAATTTTATATTCAAAAATGTTAGATATGCATTATAAAAACATTGCTATAGATACACTTACATTAAGCAATACATTAGGCGTAGAAAATTTAGAGGCTATAGGTGGAATTAGTTATATAACAGAAATTGCTTCTGGTGTAGTTACAGTTTCTAATGCCAAAAGTTATGCAGATATAGTTAAGGACAAAGCAAATAGAAGAAAACTTATACAGGTTTGTACTTTAGCATTAGAAGAAGCTAAAGAAAAAGATATAAAAAGTATATCTGTGAAATTGGAAGATACATTACTAGAGATAAATAATACTAAAAAAGAAGAAATAGTTACAGATGAAGAGTTAATGAATGATACTTTAGCAGTTATACAAAAAAATTATGAAAATGGTGGAGAAATACCAGGAATGAAAACTGGTTTAAAATCTTTAGATAAAGCTACAAATGGATTAAAAAGAGGAGACGTAATTGTAATAGCAGGTAGACCATCAATGGGTAAAACTTGTTTAGCTTTAAATATAGGCTCCAATATGGAGAGAAAAGTGGCTTTATTTGAATTAGAAATGAGAAAAGAAGACTTAGGAATGAGAAGGTTAGCAGCTAAATCATTAATAAATAGTTATAAGCTGCAGCAAGGAAAACTAGATGATAAAGAATGGACACGGTTAGCTACTAGAGCAAACCAAATAGCTTATAACAATAATGTTTTTACTGATACATCTAGTTGTCTAACAATGATAGAAATTAAAAGTAGGTGTAAAAAAATTAAAATTAAATATGATCTAGATGTTGTAATAATAGACCATCTAGGACTAGTTGAACCCACAAATAAGAATGATTCTAAAAATAATCAAATAGCGGAAATAACTAGACAAGCTAAAATAATAGCAAAAGATTTAGATGTAGCAGTAATATTATTAAGTCAATTATCTAGAGAAGTAGAAAAGAGAGTAGATAAAAGACCTATATTATCAGATCTTAGGGATTCAGGAGCTATAGAACAGGACGCTGATTTGATTATGTTTGTTTATAGAGATGAGTATTATGACAATGAAACAGAAGATAAAGGAATTATGGAAGTTATTATTGGGAAACAAAGAAATGGCAAAACAGGTACTTTAAAATATGCATATAAACCAGAGTACCAGTTGATTGCTGAAATGTTTTAGAAAGGATATGTGAGATATGGAGGATGTAAGAAATCAGTTGTATAGCTTTATAGAAAAATACGGTACTTTAGATCCTAGAACATTAGAAAAAAGTAGAGAATTAGATTCGTTAATAGTAAAAGAAATGAAAAAAATTAAATCAATATCAATGTTAGAAGCTATAAAAGAAATAGAAGAACTTAAAAGCTTAAATAAAAGTTTGGTTCAAAAACTTTCAGAAAAAACGGTTTTAAGTATGGAACTTGAGAGCCAGTTGAAAAAGGCACAAGAAGAAATAAAAATACTAAAAGATAGTGCTAGCTTATGGGCAGATGAAGTGGCTAAAAACTATCACTTGACAGGAGATTTAGAAAAAGCTCAGAGAATGACTGGTATTGAAATAATGGCATATGAACTTTCTAAAGGAAAGGAGAATAACAGTGTTAAAAATATGCAGTCCTAGAGATAAGAAACTTAACGGAAATATAAAAGTTGGAGATTATGTAAGAGTGGAAATTAGCCATGAGAGTAGGAGAATACGAAGAATAAAGGGGGAAATAATAGATATTACTAAATATTTCATATTAGTTAAGGCGAAAATGTTTAAGGAATGTTTTCTAACAAATGATGTTAAATGTAATAGAGTAAAAATAGAGGTGCTTAAAAAATGCAGCTAATGATATTAGAATATAGTACTAAATTAGGGATAGATAATAGAAAGCTAACATTAGAAAATTTTGTAGATAAATTGCAAGAAGAAGTAACAGAATTAAAAGAGGCAGTAGAAGATAAAAACAACACAAATCATATAGCAGAGGAAGCATGGGATTGTTTGCAAATGTGTGTAGAAATTCTAGACAAGCTAGAAAGCAAACACAATGTAAATCTAAAGGCATCTTTAAATAAACATCATAAGAAAATAAAGGAAAGAGGATGGAAGGCTAAAAAGATGGTAATCTTTCAGGTGTTCAATGATTATCACTAAGGAGAGTGAAAAATGAAAGTTGAAATAACTAAAAGATACTGTGATATATGTAAAAAAGAAATGCAATGGCATGATGATAGTAGAACGAATGAAATTATAGTTAAAGTTGTATTTGGCAATGAAAAAGGATATTGTAGAGATTCAATATATGAAACTAAAGAAGTATGTGATGAATGTATGGAAGAAATGGGATTCACAGTTTTACCAAACTCATGGGAACTAAACAAAGAAAAAAGTAATTTAAATGGAAAATTTAAAAATATCATTAGAAAAATATTTAATAGGGAACTAGGAGGTATTAAAAATAAATAAGTATCAAAGGGAAAAAGCCAAAAGAATGAAAAAGTTAAATAAGTTAGGTGTAAGTCAGCTTGAGTGTAAAAAAATAATGAGGACATATAGTTTGGAAGAAGTAGATGAAATAATAGAACAAATTAATAAATTAAAAGAAACAGACGCATTTAAAAAATTAGAAAAAGTATGTAGGAGATTAGTAAATTTTGTACGTGAAATTTGGGAGGGTGAAAAGTGTTAAAGAATACAAACCTTTTAAAACTATCTCGTGTAGATGAATTAAGTTTAAGGAAAATATATATTGAAAAAATGATTGTGGAATGTAAGGCACAACTAGAAAATAGAGCACTATTAATATTAAGTAAAGCTTTTGATGGTGATGTAGAACCAAAGGTGTAAGGACAAATTGTTTTTTTAGAAAGATGGCTTAAAGATATAGAAAATGAAATAAAAAAATTATAATTACGGAATATGAAATAAAAATGTGAAGTTAAAAAATGAAAGTGAGGAAGTTAATATGAATAATTTAGAAAACAGTATAAAGGATTGTATTACAAAGGAGATTGAAAAAGGGATTATAGAAAAAGTAATTGCAGAACAATTAGAAAAGTGCATTGAAAAATCAATAAGTGATATGTTTAGTTGGGGTGGAGATGTAAAAAATGTTGTAGAAGAAAAAGTAAAATCAGTTATGATTCCATATTTAGAAAACTATGATTACTCACAATACATTGTTAAGCTGGATAGTGTATTAACTGATGTATTAAAAAGTAGTACCTTAGAAAATAGAAAGTTACTTGAAAATTTTAAGAATTTAATGGCGAGTGAAGATGTTTCAAGAGAGTTAAAAATAAGCGATATTTTCTCAGAGTGGAATGAATATTGTAAGGCTGAAATTGATAATGATGAATTAGATTTTGATTGCGGTAGTGCATATATTACTACAAGTTTTGATGTTGAAGAAGTTAGTGAAACATGGAGCAGTTATAAAACATTTATGGTTAGATTTGAATGTGAAGAAGATGAAAAGTTAAAATTTGAATTTAGCATACATGCATGGAAACCAGAAGAAGGTAGTAAATATACTAGTCAATATATGAAAACTACAGATTTAAGAAGTTTAAGATATTTAAATGATTTTGAAATACTTATGATGAGAATAAGTGAAGGTTATGAAAATATAATCTTAGATAGTGAAGGGGATAGTGAAGATATATTTATAGAATATGAAGAATAATACACAATTTGAAATTATTATGAAGGAAGAAGGTAATAAGAAAATGAGAGTTATAGATGCTGATAAACTTTTTGAAGAAATAAAATGCAACGATTTAGAGTTCATGCAACAGGCTAATTTGATGATTTGTTTGAAAAATATTATAGATAGACAACCAACAATTTCAAAACCTGTTGATATTACTGATAACAATATTGAATTAAGTACGAAACAACTTTAAGGAGGAATATAATTATGAAGTATAAAATGACATTAGGTGATTTTGGTTGTGAAATGCTAAAACCATCTGAAATTAAATTTTGGATTGAGAATGAGATTGGAAAATATGATACTAAATCAGAAAGAGCAGAAGAATGGTGTGAAAATGCGTCTGTTGGGGATGTGTATGATGATGATTTTGTTCATATTAAAGTAACTGACTAAGTAGTGCGTAATACAAAGATAAGATTCGGAAATGAAGTTATTGCGAGGTGAAATATAAATATGAGAGATTTAATAAAAGATATACCCAGTTTTTTATTAGGTGCTTCAATGGTCGGTTTCCCTGTAGGTTATGTTGTAGGAGGTTATCTAAGTAAAAAATTTTATAAAAAGTGATAATTCACTTTTCAAAGATTATATCCATGAATGAAATTATTATGTAATAAAAAAGGATGGTGATTTTTAAAATGGAAAATAAAAAAATGATTGAAGATGGTGTTTGTCCACATTGTAATAAAAGAATGAGTTACGAAAATGGTGAAAATGGATATATAACAGAATATTGGTGGGAATGTGAAGAGTGTGGAAGAAGTTATGATGAAGATACTGGTGAAGACATAACACAATATGAATTTTGGGACTTGGATTGTTAGTGTCACAATTCAAATATTTTGTGAAGGAGTGAATAAAGATGATGAAAGCAACCCCAAAATTTGATAAAGAATCTGATAAATGGGTAATTGATATTGAAACAGAAGATGGAGAAGTAATTCCAGTAGGACATACAATAGAAGAGTCTATCGGGCTATTTGAAATATGTAAATGGGATAGTGAAGAACAAGCAGAAGAGTGGATTAAAGCAAGATCAGAAAAATTTTATATTTAAAGGAGAATAGCAAATGGTAGATGTAAAAGCTTTAAAAATGTGGAGTATAAGTATATCAATATTAGGTGGGAAATCAATAATACTAAACTAACATTAGGATAGTTGATAATTTAAAAGGAGTGAAATATATGGAATATATAAAAGAAATTAATATAAATGAGGCAGTAGTTCACATACTGGACAACAATAGCGAGGAACCAGTATTAAATGAATATAAATTAAGATTGGATGATGAATGTTATAAATATATATTAAAACATATAGATAAAT